CGTGCTGTGCTACCCGAACGCCAAGTTTGAAGACGATGGTTCGATCACCTATTCAAAGGCGTCTTGGAAGCCTGCGGCGGATGCTAAAGAGTGGCCGCGTGGCAGGCTTTGGCGCGGGCTTGCGTGCGAGAACGTCACACAAGCGACCGCCCATGATCTTTTACGTGAGGCTTTGCGCCGTCTGCCTGACGTTGTTCTGCATGTTCACGATGAAATTGTTATGGAGTCTGATCGGCCCGAAGAGGCGAAGGCGCTCCTTGAGGAAGTAATGACGACGCCGCCCGCATGGGCGGAAGGTCTGCCGTTAGAAGTAGAAGCCACCATTATGGGAAGATATGGCAAATGAATCTCTTTGATTATTTTACCGGCCTCGCGCCGGCTGGCGAGACAGCCCTTATTGTCAAACAGATCGACACCGGCAAGCATCACGCTGACGGTAAGCGTAAATATACCTGGCCCGCGTATTACCCGACGCATAAACGCAAAGCGGGCGAGAGTTGGTTTTTAAACACCGGCTCGTTTATCAAAGATCGTATGCCAGAGAAGCCGTCTGCGGCGTTGGCGAACTGCACGCATGTGCTGTTCCTCATGCTGGACGACATTGGCGAAACGAAAGTCTATGACGGCGAGAGCGTTGTCATCAAGACGCCGCCGGTTAAGCCAACCGCTATCGTCGAAACAAGCGAAGGCAGCTACCAGTATTGGTTCGCCTACAGTGAGCAACCGACCGTCGAAGAACAGACCGTATTTGTTGAGGCGCTTGGCGCGGCTGACTACACGGACAGAGGCGCGCGTAACGCTGTGCGTAACTGCCGTCTTCCGGGTTCCGTAAATCGTAAGCCGGGCAAAGAAGAATTTATCTGCCGTGAGGTGGAGTTTAACCCCGGCGTCGAATACACGATCCAAGAGTTAATCGCAGCGTTTGGCGTAACGCCTGCGGAGCCTGGCACCGCTCGCGCTATTACGTTCCGCGTAAAAGATAACGGCGCGGATACAGTGCTGGCATGGCTAAGCGAGAACAGCTTAGTCTTATCTGGCACGAACGCGGCCGGTTGGTGCGGCGTTGTCTGCCCGAATCATGCGGAGCATACCGATGGCAGCATTGAAGCGCGATATAAGCCGCAGGATCGTTCATTCTGTTGTCATCACGGTCATTGCGACGGTCTTGATAGCAAGTTCTTTTGCGATTGGGTGGCGGAACAGGGTGGCCCCCGCGCCATCCCCGGACTGCGTGACGACCTCATTGCCGAATATACCAGTAAGATTAACAAACTGACGCCGACCGAAGAATTTCCCGATGAGGCGGCGGTGCGTATCGCTGAGACGGAGCGTAAGCAAGCTGGACGCGAAGACCGCGCCACATGGCATAAACGCTTCGCCTATGTCATCGACGACGACGGTTACTTTGACCATGAGATGTGCAGCGAAATCAGCCGCCGTGCGTTCAACGCGCTGTTCCGGCATATCGAATGCAAATCAGTGGGTCAAAAGCCGCGTCGGCTTGAGGCGTCGAACTGGTATGACGAAAACCGCGAGGCGATGAAAGGCTACGCGCTGAAGGGCATGACCTACGCCGCCGGCGACGAGTGGAAAGTGCAGCGTGATGGGCTTGTTTATGGCAACGTGTGGCGCGACGCGCGGCCGGAGATTAAGAGCCCTGGCGACCCGCAGATGTGGATCGACCATTGCCGTCGCCTCGTGCCAGACGAACGCGAACTAAATCATATCTGGGATGTGATGGCCGTAAAGCTGCAACAGCCGCGCACGAAGATCAACCACGCGGTTCTGCATGGCGGTAACGGCGGCATTGGCAAGGATACGATGTGGTATCCGTTCCTGTGGGCCATTGGCGGCGATCACATGAAGAACGTGAAGGTGATCGACGGCGATAAGATCACAAGCGACTTCGGCTACCATTATCAGACTGAGGTTATGGTGCTAAATGAACTGAAAGAGCCGGAGGCGCGCGAACGTCGGGCGCTGGCTAACCGTCTAAAGCCTGTCATCGCCGCGCCGCCGGAGATGCTGACGGTCAATCGCAAGGGCTTGCATCCGTATGAAATGCCGAACCGGATTTTCTTGCTGGCGTTCACGAATGAATCAATGCCGATCACGCTTGATTCGGATGACCGGCGCTGGTTTTGCGTCTGGTCTGACGCGCCTAAGATGACCTCGGACGAAACGCAACGGATCTGGGGCTGGTATAAGAGCGGCGGGTTTGAAGCCGTGGCCGGCTGGTTACAGGCGCGCGACGTGTCGGCGTTCAATCCGAAAGCGATCCCGTTCACGACTGAATATAAGCAACGGCTGGTCTACACCGGCATGAGCAACGCGGAGAGTTTCATTTACCACTTGATTGAGAAGCGTGAAGCGCCGTTCAACACGGACATTATCGCTGGCCCCTGGCACAACATCATCAAGGTCATATCCGACGCTATCCCGGTCAACTCTCATCTCAAGATCGTGCAGCCGGCGCTGCTCCACGCCCTGAAGGAGACGGGCTGGGTTGACAAGGGGCTGTGTTTGTCGACAACTAACAAGTCCAAGCGGCACATATTTGTGCGGCCGGAGTTGGCTGATCTTCCGAAAGGCCATCTACGCGATATGGTCGAGCCCGGAGGGGCGGACAATGTGGTGCCGTTGCGTCATTCTTGATCTGATTCGCTGTGGCGTCGCATGGCTATTAGGATTTGCGCTCTCCGATGCGGGTCTTGCACCTCGTCGAGAGCGAATTCCAGGGCGTTTCGGAGGCGTGTCGCCTCGTCGAGACAGGCGGTGAGGTTCCACTGCGCCCGTTGCCTGGCTTCCGCATATCCTTTAAGATATGCTTCGGAAATCTCTTGCTGAAGCGCCTTCAGGCGTCGCTCGAACTCGGATTCGGTCATGGCTAAAAAACTCAGAGGCAAACTGACGGCCAAGGAACTGGAAAGCAACGTCCTAGCACGTTTGGCCGCGGGTGTGGAGGGCGGTGTCGAATATGAGCCGGAGATGCAGCGCCTGCGGTATGAGCAGAACCGGATGGCCTACCCGAACGCCCCTGGGCCGGTCGACGAGGACATGGACTACAGGAAGGAAATCGCCGGGATTATGGCGCGGCTGAATCAACCCATGCCCGCCCCTGCCGGTTCCAATTACTATTACACGCAGCCGCAGTATGAGCAGGCCGTGCAGCAGGCCTACCCCTACGATCCGATCCAGCATCAGCTTGAGCTTGACGCCCGTATGCGGCAGGCCGAAGCCATGCGTATGGCGGGGCGTATGCGGGAGCAGATACCCGGTCCCGCGCCCGTACTAGGGCAGCAAGGTATGCCAGAAGATTCAACCTATGCGGGCGGCCGTGATTATAGCAACCCGCAAGGGCCGCCTATGCCGCTCGGCATGGCTATCGGTGCTGGGGTTAACCGCAACGCTATGCGCGACTCGCTCTACCCGTATCTGCAAATGCTCGGGCTGGCCCGCTAAGCCAAATAAATAGTGGGCAAAAGAAAACCCCGCCGAAGCGGGGCTTAGTTCACCGTAGGGAGGAAACTAGCCAGTGTGGCAGGTTCCATCCCCAAAATAAAATAGGTCAAGTCGTCGCACTATCTCCTGTTCGGTGAACACGGGATGCTCCTGCGACATAGGCTCTAGACGCCGCCAGAACGCCCATAAGGGCTTGTTCACCTCATAGCAGGGCTTATCCTGCGGCCAGTCGGGAACGACCGCCCCATAGTCCTCGAATTGCGTTTCCCAGTGTTTCATTTCAGCCCCAGCACGATCTCGATTAAAACAGCAACCAAAATTGACATGACTTCACCGATTTTCATAGCGTTCGATCCCGTGCATGATAGTGGAATGATCCCGGCCGCCTAGCACTTGGCCGATCAGGGCGTAGGGCGCGTTCAACTCGTGCCGTGCGCGCCACATGATCTCGAACCGCGCCCAGACCACGCCCTTGCGGCGATTGTGCCGTTTGATCGACACAGTGGATAGGTTATGCTTGGCCGCCGTCTCCCGTATCAGTTGCTCTATCTGTTGTGTGAGTTGAATCGGTGTTGGCATGTTTTCCAGTCCTAAACATAAAATTGAGGGCGTGCGCGGCAGTCATTAGAGCGCGGTCGTCTGCGTAGTCGGCGTTTATTTTCATTATCATCGAGCCGTCGCGCCGATGGAAGGTTAGCCCCTCACCGGTGCGCCAGTTGACCCGAACGCCGCCGGGGATGGTTGTGAGGTCGAGTCGCAGCATCGTGTTTCTAACTCCCATTCGATCAGTTTCGTGCGGTATTCATCGGTTTCCGTGCGCAGGCGGTCGAGCAATTCGTCGACGGTCATGCCCGGCAGTAGTTGTGAGAATTCGTAATAGTTCTTCATGCGCCCCATTAGAGCCCCCCTAGCAGGTGGATCAGGAACAAGGCGAGCGCGGGGATTGCCAGCGCTGCGCCGATGGCAAAGGCGATAACGTCGGCCCTATTCATTATGATCGGCCACGCAAGCGGCGTACACGTCACGGCTAGAGCATAAGATAGCTTCAATCCGTTCGAATAGCGGATCGGTTTGCTCTATACAGCGGTCGGGCTCTCTAGCCTTGTCGGCGCTGATCGTCAGATGCTCCAACTCTATGTCGTATGGGCCGCCGTCGTCGCCCGTGTCGCGGTCGCGGCCCTCCCATTTGTAGGTGATGGTCGCAACGCCGTAGGCATAGATGGCCATGCCCGGCCACGGCTGGAATTCGTCTAATTCATAGTCGATAAGGTAGGTCACGGGTTGCTCCATTGTTCGGTCCAGTATTCTTCAGCGGCGTTGTCGTAAACGTCGCGCAGCGTTAGCAGCGCGTCGTCCAGATGATTTGTTCGAGTTGGTAGGGCGGATAGCAGCTCTATCAACTCTTCTATCGCTTTGACTTCCAGCTCTAATTCAATCATAGCGTTGCCCTCAAAAACTGACGCGCGATCTGCTCGACGTTATCCAGTGACGCTATGGACGCGGCGAGTGATAGAGACAGGCCAAACTTGGCTAGGAAAGCCGTCAATTCGTCCTGCGGCACCTTGGCCAGTATGGCGGCGGCTTGCGTCACCTTCTTATGCGAGACGCGCTTGCGCGGCACTGACTCGACGGCAGGCGCGGCTACTTGTGCGGCTTCCGCTTCCTTCGGCCAGCTATAGCGCGGCAGACTAAAGCGGTCGTCGCGTGTTGCTTCGGCCAAGATGATCGGCACAAGTTTTTTGTTGTAAATGCCGAAGCGCGCTTCATACGCCTTTTGCTCTTTTGACTTATAGGTGCGATTTGACCCGCCGCGAACCTGCATATCTTTAAAACAGGTGCCGATATACGCGACGCCATGGCCGGAAAACCTAACGCCCGGGTTGCGCCACTGTTGATCCATCCATTCTTTTAAGCTGGTCATTGTCGTTTGCTCCTATGTGGATATGTTGCAAAAGAAAAGGCGACGCCGTGAAGCGCCGCCTGTAAGTTATGCTGCTATTCTGTTCTCGTCCTGCATGCGCTTGAACGCATTTTCATCCGCGGTCAGACCGGCCTTTAATGTGTTTTCGTCCTCGACCGATATGGCGTAGGCTTTCGACGCGCCATATCCCGTGAACCAGATGGCCGCTGGCCGGCAAAAGTAATAATCGGCCAGCTTTAGATCGGGCTGTTGCGTTCCATTATAGAACCATTTGACCGCCAGCGCCTTTGCGCCGTTCAACCCGATTCGGTCATGCCGGTTGCCATAGCCTTTGGCCTCCTGCCTTGTCATGTCCTCTGTCCGCCAGTCATGGCCGGTTAGCCGATACACGACCTGCCACGCGTTCTCGATTGCGGCGCGCTCGGCTTTGGTTGGCTTGTAATTGTCCCACATGGTCTTGGCTCCTCTTTTACAGTGTGGATATGTTACGATAAAGGCGGCGCTCTTGCAAGCGCCGCCTCTGATTATGCTAAAGATTTTCTTAACGCCTGCATTGAGAAGACAGACAACGCGGTCGGGATGTTGAACACATGCACCCACGCCACCTTGCCGCCGCTCGTTCTAGCCAGTTCCCGCGCCGCTTTGATTGCTTCCGCTTTCGTAGTCGTCGCCAAGATGCGCGACATACGAAAGTCACGCGTTTCGATCATCACCTCATACGCTCTGATAGTCATATGACCACCCCTCCAATGCGCGCCGCCAGCGCTTGCGCTGCGGCTAAGTCAACGGTTGAGTCGACGAATAACCAATAGTCATGGCGGAAAACGTAAACTTGGTACATGACTATTTCCTCCTTTGTGGATATGTTATGATAGACACGGATTGTGGATAATTGCAACAAATCTTTTGGCAGAATGTGGATATGGTTAGCGAATAGTTATGGAATAGTCGTCAACAACGCGGGTGCGGGGCGAGGCGCGGCTTAGGAATAGTCATATAGTTATGGGTGTGTAATACTCATACCAATTGTATAAATGTATACAGAATAGTATATAGAACACGGGCGCAACCTTGCATCTAAAATCCATGACTATCATGACTATTGACTATGCCCCTGGGCCGCGTTGTCGAGCGCCGCGCCGTCTCCAAAAAGCATGTCGCAATCAACCTCGCATCTCCATGACTATATGACTATGATTGACAACATAACTTATGTCTGCATTGACCTCGCATCTCCATGACTATTTGACTATTGGTTAACCTTAACGTTTAACCTTAACGCAGCCGCGTTGTCATTAAGCGTTAACCTTAACGCAGATAACGTTGACAAATAGGGGGGGGGCTGGGCCTAGGGATCTCCTTTAAGAAATACGCAGCCATCACGCGAACTTTTTTATTTTTTATTTTAATGGTAAAAGACTTTATGTTTGAGTCCCTACCTTATGAACCGCGCAAAATAGAGGCGACGGAAGCCGTCCTAGAGCGCATCTATCTCGCCGCCCGCAAAGGGCTGAAGGGCGACACGCTCGCCTACGCCGCGGGCATGACCCCGACCGAGTATCGGCGGCTGGTGCAGTTCGACCCCATCGCGGAGTATGCCGAACAGAAGGGCCGCGCAGAAGGCGAGGCGGAAATGTCCGAGGTGCTGCACAACGCGGCGCGCGCAGGCGACACTAAGGCGGCGCTGGACATTCTCAAGCACGTCCACAAGTGGACGGCCCCGCAGTCGGTGCAGATCCAAGTCGAGCAGCGCATATCCATCATAGCGGCGCTAGAAGAGGCGCAGCAGCGGGTCATTCAAGGAGAGATATTAGATGCAAGCGCCATACGGGGTGATCTTCCAGAACCCGAACAAAGTATTCGTGGGGATGCCGCATGGGCGCAAACCGCCGCTGTCGAAGGATCTGATAAACAAGATCAATCTGATCGCCCGCGCTGACGGGGCGTGGTATGAAGGCGACGGGGCGGATAAAGAATATTTTGGCGTGCCCTACAAAGGGTCGTGGGATGACAAGTTCGCCAAGTCCGTGAAGGGCTACCCGGTAGAATTCTTGTTCGTGCTGTTCTCGAACGTCAAAGAAAACCACATCGCGCCGCGCATAACGGACAGCAGCAAGACGATCTTTCAAGCGATCCTTGACAGCGACGTGAACTACTTTAACGACCGCGACTTCGACGATGAAACGCTGACTGAGTTCTTGTCTGAGATGGGGATGTTGAATCAGTCGAAAAAACCGGCGACCGAACGCAACGTGACGGCGTTTCTGTCTGAAGGCGAGGACAGGATGTGGGGCGGCAAGGAGCCGCACAAGTTTGCCAAAAGCGCCGAACGCTGGCGCAATAAGTTCCTATTGGCCGAGCCGGACGGAGCGTATTTTATGGGGGCGGGGCACTTACCGGAGATCCTGCGCATGTATCCATCGCTCCACATGATAGGCGGCGGAAAGGCTGAGTAATGCAGGTTCCAATTTATAGCGCGGACGAAGAACAGAAGCTGATGGCGACCCTATGGTCGGCGCAGGTGAAGAACGACCCCGTGGCGTTCGTGAGGATGGCGTTCCCGTGGGGTAAGGCCGGCACGCCGCTGGAACACTTCACAGGCCCGCGCAAATGGCAGCTAGAAGTCCTCCAAGACCTGCGCGACCACATCAAAGAGAATAACGGCAAGGTTGACTTTGAAACCTTTCGCATGGCCACGTCCTCCGGCCGCGGTATCGGCAAGTCAGCCCTCGTGAGTTGGCTCGTGATCTGGATGCTGACCACGCGCATAGGCTCGACGACTATCGTGTCGGCCAACTCAGAAGCGCAGCTACGCAGCGTCACTTGGGCCGAGATCACCAAATGGCTATCAATGTGCCTCAACAGCCATTGGTTCGAGGTAAGCGCCACCCGCGTGCTGCCGGCCAAGTGGATTGCGGAACTGGTCGAGCGCGATCTAAAGCTGGGCACGCGTTACTGGGGCGTGGAGGGGCGGCTGTGGTCGGCCGAGAACCCTGACAGCTACGCGGGCGTGCACAACTTCGCGGGCGTCATGCTGGTCTTTGACGAGGCCAGCGGTATTGATGACTCTATCTGGGCGGTGGCCAGTGGCTTCTTTACAGAGAACACTCCTAATCGTTTTTGGCTTAGCTTTAGCAACCCCCGCCGTAACAGCGGATACTTCTACGAGTGCTTCCACAGCAAGCGCGACTTCTGGCGAAACAAGGTTGTTGACGCCAGAAGCGTGGAGGGAACTGATAAGGCAGTCTATCAGCAGATTATCGACGAATACGGCCCCGACAGCGCTCAGGCTCACGTCGAGGTCTACGGAGCCTTCCCGAACGCGAGCGATGACCAGTTCATACCGTCATCACTGGTCAGGGAGGCGCAGACACGCGAGCCACAGAAAGACCAGACGGCACCGATAATAGTAGGAGTAGATCCAGCCAGATTTGGCGCTGACGCCACGGTCATCGCGATCCGGCAGGGCCGCGACATCATCGGCATCCGGCGCTACCGCGGCGACGACACCATGGAGGTGGTCGGCCGCGTCATCGACATCATCGAAGAGTTCCGGCCGGCCCTCGTAGTCGTGGACGAAGGCGGCCTAGGGGCGGGCGTCGTCGACCGTCTGAAGGAGCAACGCTACAAGATCCGCGGCGTCAACTTTGGCAGCAAGTCCTCCCGTCCGATCATGTTCGGGAACAAACGCGCCGAGATGTGGCACGCCATGCGGGAGTGGCTGAAGACGGCCAGCATCCCAAACGACCGCTTCCTAAAGAGCGACCTGACAGGCCCAATGATGAAGCCCGACAGTAAAGGGACTATATTCCTAGAGAGCAAGAAAGACATGAAGGCGCGTGGGCTGGCCTCACCAGACGCCGCGGACGCTATCGCCGTGACGTTCGCGTATCCTGTGGCGCACAGGGAGGCCAGACCAATGGACAACAGGCCACGCGTCAGTTATGGTGGTGGAACAGCCTCTTCAGGATGGATGGGACACTAATGGCCAAAAAGTCGGTATCGCTGTCCGTTGGTCGAGGCGAGAAGCTGTCGACTAAGGCTGGCGCTGGGCTGACGGCTAAGGGCCGGGCTAAGTATAACGCCGCGACGGGCAGCAAGCTGAAGCCGCCGGCTCCCAACCCTAAGAGCGAGGCCGACAAGGGCCGTAAGGCCAGCTTCTGCGCGCGCATGGGCGGCGTGGTCGCTAAGTCGAAGAACGCGGAGCGGGCGAAGGCGTCAATGCGGAGGTGGAACTGTGGCAAGTAAGCCTGGGCTCTACGCCAACATTCACGCTAAGCGGGCGCGCATCAAAGCAGGCTCTGGCGAGAAGATGCGCAAGCCGGGCGCAGAGGGCGCGCCGACCGCCAAAGCGTTCAAGCAGTCAGCTAAGACGAGGAAAAAATAATGCCGCTCGTTAAGTCAACATCAAAGAACGCGTTCCGTAAGAACGTCGCTGCGGAGATCAAAGCGGGCAAGCCGCCGAAACAGGCGGTCGCTATCGCCTACTCGACCAAGCGCGCGGCGGCTAAGAAAAAGAAATAATGCCTGTCAACGCGCTCGCTCCTGAACCGCGTAACGCCATGCTGCGGCCGTATGAGCCGTCATGGAAGGAACAGATTGCGGCCTATCTGATGGGCGACACACGCCCGTCGCCGGAGCGGCGTCAGTTTGCGACGGGCATAGCTGACATTCTTGGCTATCTGCCCGGCACAGGCAACGTGCTACAGGGGCAAGAGCGAGCCCGCGCCGGCGACACCAAGGGCGCGATCATGGCCATGCTGCCGCTACCCGGCGCTAACGTTGCGGCTAGGGCGGAGCAGAAAGCTGTAAGTGAAGCGCTAATGCGAGCGCGGCTACATAACACTTTTACAGGACAAACTTCTTCGGCGGGGCGCGGGACAGGATTTACCCAGCCTAAAGGCACGCCGGTAGAAAAACTATTCTCTAATTTCGCAGACGAAAAAATGTCCCCGCAAATGCAAGAAACTTTTAGGGGAAAAATGTTCGACCGCGCAAATAAAGAAGTTAGCTCGTTTAAAGATACTATACTCTCCGATGCGTTTCCTATAAACGAAGAATTTACAGTTAAATTAGATAGTTCGCCGCTAAAACAAACCCGTGTTCAGCTTTTAAAAGATGGCGACGTAGTTACGGCGGCTCAACTCGAAAAAGGGCTGTTAGATTCTATAGCCACTAAAAAAGAACACGCCGGTAATAGGTATGGCGCATTTCTTTTAGACTGGATAGATCGCGCGGGCGTCGGAAACATTTATGAAGTGCCGGATCGCAGCCCCGGATTTGTAAAAATCCAAAAAGATGTTATCCGTTCTAGGCAAGGTGAATAATGGCTTCTGATGACGTAATCGCCGCTGGCAAAGTCTCCGACAACCCGGACGATGACCGGCTTGCGACCATGCGTCACCGCTTTACGGTGGCGATGGCGGCCTATTCGGACTCGCGCGAAGACGAGTTAGACGACCTGCGCTTTATGGCGGGCTCGCCAGACAACGCGTGGCAATGGCCGGCGGACGTGCTGGCGACACGCGGCGCGGTGCAGGGCCAGACGATTAACGCACGCCCGTGCCTGACGATCAACAAGCTGCCGCAGCATGTGCGTCTCGTGACGAACGAGCAACGCCAGAACCGTCCGACTGCGCGCGTCATCCCGGCCGACGACAACGCCGACCCAGAGGTCGCGGAAATCTTCGACGGCATCGTGCGGCACATCGAGTATATGTCAGATGCTGACGTTGCCTATGACACGGCCTGCGATAACCAAGTCACATACGGCGAAGGCTATATCCGCATCCTGACGGAATAC